AGAAAGATCTACAAGAAAAAGTAATTCATCACAAGAAAATTATTCTTTCGTACTGCATTCTTCCGTACATTAAGTTCAATAGTCCTCAATTCAAAGCCCTCTTACAGGACATTAAGAAAACGGTAATTGATTCTGAGACCAAATTTAAACAGAAGATTAAGTATAAAGGCTTTCACTTTGACTTTGGCGTAGGTGGTATTCACGGATGCGTACCGTCTGGGGTATACAGAGCCGAAGAAGATGAGGTTATCATTGACTATGATGTGAAGTCTTACTACCCTAACTTGGCTATCCAAAATGGATTTCATCCAATGCACATAGACAAGGAGGTATTTTGTAGTACATACAGCCAGATATTTGAGGAGAGGGTTCAGAAACAAAAAGAAGGTAAGGATGCGGAGCAAGCAGGACTAAAGTTGTCACTAAATGGAATCTTTGGAAAAAGCGGAGAAGATACCAGCGCATTCCACGACAGGTACTTTTTCTACAAGATTACACTTAACGGACAGCTGTCTTTGGCAATGTTAGCTGAGGCATTCTTGGACTTTGTTCCCGGTCTTCAGTTGTTGCAAATCAACACAGATGGTCTTACTGTAAAGATAAAGAAGTCTGAGTTAGCAAAATGCGACCACATAGTAGAGAAGTTTATGGAGAAAACCAAACTAATTATGGAGCAAGTGGAGTATAAAGCAATGTATATCAGAGATGTAAACAATTACATAGGTCAATATGCAGACCCCTTGAAAAAACCAAAATTAAAAGGTATCTTTGCAACCTCTGTCGAGTGGCATCAGAACAACTCTTTCTTAGCAATACCAAAAGCTGTAAATGAGTACTTCCTGAACGGAACCCCGATAGAGAAAACCCTAAAAGAAAATACTAATATATATGATTTTTGTGGCAGATATAAAGCGACTAAGGGATGGTCAGCCCGTTACCAAACGACTAAAGAGGACCAAAATGGCGACTTCAATCTGCACATTGAAAACTTTGGTAAAATTCTTAGGTTTTACCCGACAACAGAAAAGAAAGGAACTGCGGTAAAAGTGCACAACGACGGTAGAGTAATCAGTTTATTGTCTGGCTGGTCAACACAACCATTCAATGTTTACGAAGAAAAACCATTTGACCAATACAAGGTTGATTATAGATACTTTATCTCAGAATGTAAAAAGACTATTGGAGAGATAGAATCACAACAACTAACCCTATTTTAATTTATGCATATTAAACAACTAATCAAGAAGAGCCACGACATGGCTAGGGAGAAGGGCTTCTGGGAAGACCCCAATCGAAATGTCTCTGAAATGTTAATGTTAATCGTAAGTGAACTTGCTGAGGCTCAAGAAGCGTTAAGAAAGGATCACTATGCTGTACAAACAACAGCTTCAGATCTTCACAGGGACCTAGAGGTAAAACTTTATGATGAAGAATTTGATTACAACCCACAACAGTGGAAAGAAGCATTTGAATCAACTATCAAAAACAGCTTTGAAGATGAGTTGGCAGATGTGGCAATCCGCTTGTTTGACTTGTGCGGAGGATTAAATATCGATCTATTTAAGCACATCGAGTTGAAGATGCACTACAACTCCACGAGAGGACAGAAGCACGGTAAAAAATTCTAACATGAATAAAGAACACGAAATATTATCAGAGGTTGTTACTTGGATGAAATACTCCAAGTACATACCTGAATTGAATAGAAGAGAGACCTGGGAAGAACTGATAACCAGGAACATGAACATGCACATCGCAAAGTTCCCAGATTTGGAACTTATGATTAGAGCAAACTACAAGTATGTATTTGAGAAGAAAGTATTGCCTTCAATGCGTTCTTTACAGTTCGCTGGTAAGCCAATCGAAGTAAACAATGTTCGTTTGTTCAACTGTAGTTATTTGGCTATTGACGATTACAGAGCCTTCAGTGAAACAATGTTTTTGTTGTTGAGCGGAACTGGTGTAGGATATTCTGTTCAGAAACATCACATTGCCAAACTTCCACCAATCAAGCATGCTGAGAAACACAGAAGATATTTGATCGGAGATAGCATTGAGGGATGGGCTGATGCAATTAAAGTAATGGTAAAGAGCCACTTTGGATTAAGTTCTTGGAAGCCCAACTTTGACTTCAGAGCTATTCGTCCAAAGGGAGAAAGACTAATCACATCAGGTGGAGTTGCTCCCGGTCCCGAACCATTGCGTATCTGCTTGGCTCATATCGAATCAATTTTTGAACGCAAAAAAGATGGAGAAAAATTAACTCCTCTTGAGTGTCACGATATTCTTTGTCACATTGCCAATGCTGTTTTGGCTGGGGGCATCAGAAGATCAGCAATGATATCGTTGTTTGATAAGGACGATGAAGAGATGTTGACTTGTAAGTTTGGTAAGTGGTACGAGACCAACCCACAACGTGGACGCGCTAACAACTCTGCTGTATTACTTCGTGGGAACATCTGTCCTACAAGCGAAACAATTAGCAAAGAGCAGTTCTTAGATCTTTGGAAGAAAGTAGAACTATCCAACAGCGGAGAGCCAGGGTTTTACTTTACAGACAATAAAGAACTTGGAACCAACCCTTGCTGTGAGATTAGCTTGAACTCTTTTCAGTTCTGTAACTTAGTGGAAATCAATGCGTCAGACATCAAAGACCAAGATGATTTAAACGAAAGAGTAGAGGCTGCTGCCTTCATCGGTACTCTACAGGCTTCTTATACAGATTTTCATTATCTGAGACCCCAGTGGAAAAAGGTAACCGAGAAAGAAGCACTGCTTGGAGTTGGTATGACAGGTATCGCTAGCGGAAAGGTTTTAAAGTTAGACCTAGAAGAGGCTGCTGAAAGATCAATCAACATGAACCGCTTTGTAGCCAAGATGCTTAAGATTAAACCGGCAGCTCGTGTAACTTGCATTAAGCCTTCTGGAACATCTTCTTTAGTGTTGGGTACATCTAGTGGAGTGCATGCATGGCATGACCAGTACTACATTCGTCGTATCAGAATCGGAAAGAACGAAGCAATCTACACCTATCTTTCTATCTATCACCCAGATATGATCGAGGAGGATGCTTTGAATAGTTCACAAGTAGTATTCTCTGTTCCTGTTGCTGCGCCACAAGGTGCGATAACTAGGTCTTCAGAAACCGCTATCGACTTCTTAGAGAGAGTTAAGTTCCTTCACGGGGCTTGGATTAAACCGGGTCACAATTTTGGGGACAATACCCACAATGTGTCGGCAACTGTCACAGTTAAGTCACACGAATGGGAAGAAGTTGGAGAATGGCTATGGGCTAACCAAGACCACTACAACGGATTGTCTTTCCTTCCAGAAGATCTAGGTTCATATCCTCAGACTCCTTTTGAAACAATTACAAAAGAGCAGTATGAAGAACTTGTAACAAATGTTCACAGTTTGGATGTAACTAAAATCATCGAGACGAGCGACAACACAAATCTCAATGACCAAGTTGCCTGCGGCGGAGCAGGATGCGAAATTTAAATTTAAAGAGGGGTCAAATATGGCCCCTTTTTATTATCTTTGTAGCATATGTCAAGAAATAAATATAAGTCCTATACCTACCTTTTTATTGTAGGATATTTGGCCGCAATTCTAATTGCTGTTTTCTCTAGTTGTCAGATGACTTATCCTAGAGCAAAAAAAAAGTTCGACAAACTCGTCATCCTCTACCCGGAGCTTATCACAAAAGATACCTTTATAATCAGAGATACGATTATATCCCTGAAGAAAGTGGTTGTCCCTAAATACAGAGATTCTTTTATAATTAAAAAAGATACGATCATTGAAACAAAGAAATTTATCATAGAAAAAAGAGGAGATGAATTTGATGTAACTGTAAAGCCAGATACAATAGAATTAAAAGATACACTTTATTTAAGCCTTCCTGTTCCAGGGATAGTTATAAAAGAACGCAACTGGACAGAGTTAATTTACGCCTTTGTTGCAGGCATTCTTTTACTACTCCTACTCTACTTCATCAGGGGGAAGTAGTGCTTGCTTTTATCGGTAAAAGGCTTTATATTTGTAAAGTCAACATTCAATTTTACAAATGAATTCTTTGAAAAACGATATAGTTAAGAACTATATCAACCAGTTCCCAGAGATTCCAAACAAGTTATTAGCCGAGCTAATCTTCACAAAGGAAGAGGGATTATTTTCCACGAAAGAAGCAGCTAGATCTGCAATTCGTTATTTAAAAGGTGCAGCAGGGGAGTTCAATAGAGTTTCTGCAAAAAACGCTGGACACTTTGAAGAACCCACAATCTCAACCATCAAGGAAGGGTTACACAAACTAGGAATTATTTCTAGAGCGGAGGCCCCAGAACATCTTGAACTTGGCGAAGGAAAATATCTGATCCTTTCAGACGTACACATTCCTTTTCAAGACGACGATGCCTTAGCTTGTGCTTTAGAGTGGGGTCTCAAAAATAACGTAACAAAAATTATCTTAAATGGAGACATCATGGATACCTACGGGGCATCTAGATATCCAAAAGAAATCAAGAGACCAACAATCTCAGAAGAACTGGAAATGACCAGAAACTTCTTCACCTATTTAAGAGGAATCTTTATTGATCAGCCGATCTATTACAAGATGGGCAATCACGAAGAAAGGATGAGGGCTTTTGTGTTGAGAAACGCAAGAGAACTTGCCGACCTAGAAGACATCTCATTGGAGGCTCTTTTGAAAATAGAAGAGTTTGGTATTCAATCTGTTGGAAGAGAGATGATTAAGATAGGTAAGCTGATTGTAATTCACGGACACGAACTAGGAGAATCAGTTTTCAGCCCAGTAAACCCTGCAAGGGGAATGTTCTTGAAAGCAAAGGCTTCTGTTCTGTTTGGTCACAATCATCAAGTGTCTCACCACAGTGAGAATAATTTACACGCAGAGCAAGTAGGTGTATGGTCTACCGGCTGTCTGTGTGAATTGACTCCAGAGTACAGACCTTACGGATATACAAAGTGGAGCCACGGATTTGCTTGCGTTGATGTAAACGCAGACGGAACCTTCCACGTTAACAACATGAAGATTCTTAATGGAAAAATTATATGACAAAAGACAACATTAATCCATCACACTACAAGAAGGGAAAGATAGAAGCTATCGACGCAATTGAAGCAGCAGTAGTTGGTAAGTCTGGCCCAGAGGCAATAAACGTGGCAAATGTAATCAAATACTTGTGGCGTTACGAAGACAAGAACGGTCTTGAGGATGTAAATAAAGCCAAATGGTATCTGGAAAGATTGATCACAGTACTAGAACAAATGCCCAAAGAAAGCAACACAAGATTTGTTAAAATTGAACCATCTTCAACCGAACACATATGGAGCAAATTATAAGAAACGAACTGACTAAGCTAGAGAAACTGTTCTGCTGGTTTGAATTTTACAGCCAGAACAACAACGAGATAGAAGCAAACAAATGCCAAAAGCAAATCGAAGAGCAGAAGCGCAATTTGAAAGTCTTAAAGTCTTCTCGTCATGCAAAGTTTAAGTAAATACATGAAAGAAAATAACCTGTCTGAGCAAGATGTCTTGGACAGGTTAAAGATACAGGAGTTAGATCCAGCAAAGGATCTTTATACCACATTGGTCGAGGCATCAAAAGACTTAACGAAATCCGTTAAGAATAAGACCCTTGACCTTATAGATGATACATATTTTAAGAGTTTGTTTCAACTTCTTCAAGCCGGAGATAAGATTAATAAATCTTTGAAGCTGGCAAAACTTGAGGCGTATGCTTCACAGGAGGAAGAAGATGATGATGACTCTTCGTTTTTAGATAGAACCGCAAGCAAAAGATAATGGAAATACTACCAAGTTTACTAGACAGACATCCGAAGTTTGACTTCGACGTATGGAATAAAAAGTTCGGATTAGACCCCAACGCAACCCGTAGAGAGAAAGACGTATGGTGGGGAAATGAAAGAGAGCATTGGATGAAAGGTAGATTTGGTTTGACTGGTCCGCATTACTTTGCGCTGACACAAGCCACGATTAAGGATGCAACTGGTTACAGGATGAAACCCGTTTGGAGGGATCTTGATGATCTTATCTATGGGGCTTATGATAAAGCCAGATCAACATCGTGGGACTTGATGGTAACAAAGCGTCGTGAGGCAGGACTTTCATTAACTTTTGGGGGCATCATTCCTACATGGGTAGCATTGACTCACCCGGGTTCTACGTCTCTATTGACATCTGCTGACAAGACTCGTCTAGAGGAAATGTACAAAGACAAGCTTCGTGTAGTGTATGACGGACTAGATGATTACATCCGACCGGGAGTTATCTCTACTCGTCAGGCTGGTTATTTACACATGGGTAAACTAGATAACAAGACAGGGGGAATCTCTGGACTTGACTCTAAGATAGTAACTCGTGAAACTGTAGATAGTCCAACTGCACTTGAGGCGTATCGTGCAATGCACATTTTCTTGGACGAGTTCTTCCTTCACCCTAAAGCAGATAAGGTTTATAGATCTGCACAGGCATCTGCCAAAAAGGGATTCTTAAAAGTGGCTCCTATTGTTATGGGAGGAAGTGCCGGGGAATCATCGGTAGAAGGTCAAAAGAAAGGAGCTGAACTTTGGAAGAACGCTGAGATAATCAAGATGCTCACAGTATTCCTTCCGGGGTGGATGGGAATCATGGCTGCTCCAGAACTTGATGACACAGGAAAAGAAACAGGTAACATTGTTAACTTCTGTCCTAATGGTCACTCAGATCAAAAAGCAGCTACCGAATGGATTGAAAAAACCAGAGATAATTTAAATAAACTTGAAGACAAGTCTCACTTAGAGAACTTTATTAAGCAGTACCCCATAGATATTCAAGAAGTATTTAACGCCAATGCTAAAGGAGCACTTCCACAGGACGTTATTCACCGCTTGAATGAGCAAGAAAGGATACTGCTCGGAAACCCCCCACCAGTCGAAAGAGCAAACATTATATTAACAAATGATGCGTCTGAGAATCGAATATTTAATATTCACCCGAGTAAGAGTGGGAAGTTTGTAATTCTTGAAAGGCCCAAAAATGACCATTTTTACATAGCTGGGATGGACCCGATTCCATTTACGAGTGCGAAGCTAAATGATGGGTCTGACAACTGTATTACCATAAAAGATGTCGATACAAATCGTTATGTGGCTTTCTATAAAGAACGAGCCATCGATCCAGATGTCATAATGGAAAACAACATCCGACTTCAGGATGCTTATCTTGGGGCTAAGGTTATGGTCGAGGCAAACAGAGGAGGAGTTATCATCGATCAGTACAAGCAAAGAGGAAGAACTGACTTACTTGCCAGAAGACCTACGTTATTGGGTAAGACATTTGCAGCGACAATGAACGATGCTCTTGCTTGGGGTTGGCATAAGAACGATCACACAGCGGAGAGGGCAAACTCATACATCATCGATTACCTCAGAAAGAACTGGGACCAAGTATACTTCCAAGAAATAATCGACGAGGCCAAAAACTATTTGGTTGATAATACGGACTTATTAGATGCCGTGATCTCTTGTGAAATCTATCATAAGAACTTGGTAGAGAAGAATAAGAAAACCGTCCCAGTTGAGACGGTTAAAAAGATGATTCCGGTTATTGAGTATATTAATGGTAGAGCCGTGAAGGTCTGGAAAGAGGTAAGGATTACTTCTTAGTAGATTTCCCATTAGAACCGTTACGAGCACGATTCTTGCTTCTAGATTCGGTTACAAGTTTACCACTTTTTGTATGGCTAAGATCTACGCCACTAGCATGACGCTTTCCATATATTCCACGCTTGCGAGCCTCACGATTTAGTTCAACTCTTTTCTTAACCTCAGAAGGTTTCTTGTTGTATTCCTTCTGATAGGACAAATCTCTACCAGTAGCTTTATTGCTTCCTGGTCTAGTATTCTTTCCAACAATCTTATTTCGTGGCACTTATTATCTCCTTTTGATTAGTTGCTAACTTAAAAGTTATATCGGCTTCCCATCTCTTTACTTCTTTACCGTCCTTATAAAGAATCAAAGTAGGTAAGGAGTGAATGTTTGCCAATTTCTTAAACTCTGGTCTCTTGTCTAAATCTACATAGTGATAACGCACAAAGGCACTATTCTGCCAAGCGTAATCATTTTTCTTATTGAATGATGCGTTATATTGTACTACCCATAGACCTTGTCTGAAGTTAGGCTCAGGTTGTTTCTGAGACCCCCCTACAAACACTAGTGCAGCAAGTGTTGCACTAATTGCAAAAGCAAGTATTGTTTTCATTTGAGTAGTTTTTCCTCTATGCGATCTAGTCTCTTATTGATTTCCTCAATATTCTTTTGAGTATTCATAACAGACTCACGAATCAATTGGTCTTTCAACTCCCACTCTGTTTTCGTGACAGGAGGTTGTGGTAAACGCTTTGCTTCATCGATGTCTTGACTCAACTTGTAGTAGACACCCATAGTTGAGATGACCCCGGAGATAATTACGATGAGTAATTCCAAAGTAATGTTAAAGCGAGTGCCTTTGTCAAGTTTTATTTCGTTTTCCATAGTTATTATTGAGAAATGTAATCAGGTCCGCTAAAAACAACATCAAACTCTTCTGGTTCTCCCAGGATTTCCAACATTGATTTGTCGTACCGTATAAAGTAGAAAATTGGATTGTTTAGATTTGCGATTTCATATTCGCACCAATTCTTTGTTACTGAATCTTCAGAAACTGGTATGCCATAAAATACATCTAGTTGCTCTATAGCAGCCGATGCACTTTCAGAATCATTATACTTATAACCAGTTATTTTCTGTATCATATTCTATAGTAAGTTTTTTGATTTATCATTATGTCAGAATGTTCTGCTCCCACTTTCTTATCTGAATACCCAATTATCTCTGGCATCCACCCTGTAAGCGGAGACCCTGCCCAAAACGACATAACCCCTACAATGTTAAATGATGCATTGGCGTTTATTGAGTATCCGAATACACCATCCTTCCACCCTTCTACAGTAGTTCCATTTGATAAGGCAGATAGTCCTGCTAGGTAGTTTTCACCCTTATCTATTATTAGTTGATATGAGCCACCAAACCAAAAATAACCACCAAAATTATGAAATATAAAACCATTACCTCCATTATCACTTACAATACCTCCAAATCCAGACGCAAATGCCTCAAACTGAATATTCAACACAGGATAAAAAGACCAAGTATTTCTAACTTGTGGGGTCACAAATGTTAAAAATGAATTACCAAAAAAATATGGAGAATTTACAAAATTCCCTTTTTTGTTTTGTATACCAATTACCCCACTTGAATAAATCAAGGGTTGTTGTAATACATTTGTTTGTTGGAGATCATTTCCTACAGTACTCTGATCATAAAACCTTACTAAATATCCTTCACCGGCCCCACAAAAACTGACAAGGTCGGCAATGTCTAAATACCCATCAGAAAATCCAATATTTTTTTCAGTATTGTCTGTTGATCTTCTTATCCTTATGCAACTACCAGTATATGCAGTTCTCAGTTTTCTATATGAGAATCCAAATAACTGGTTGGAAGAAACAACATCAAAAACAGGAGAAACCTCTAGAGAGTTTCTGTAGCGATTTAAACCAAGACCTACACCAACTCCAATCATCTTAACGAATTATTATATTACATGAACCAATTCTGAAACCCATGTTCATTAGATTCCGTAAGCAATTAAAGACCCACTTAATAAGGTGATTGATGTTAAATAGCTTCCTTTTGGCATTACCCAATATGCTCCTTGGTAAAGGGTCTGAGACCCAAACTGAGATACGATATTGTTTCCATTTCTATCGATTGCTGCTGCAATAACTGCATCACTATTGACAATGAAACTCTGGAAAGATCCTGTAATTGCAGATGTGCCATATACCATTGTAGAACCTGTTAGTCCAGCTGAGTAATCTAGAGTTCTTGAAAATACTTCTTGCATAATAACAAAGATAATAAATTTATACAAAAAAGAAAAGCGAGATTATCCTCGCTTCCTTATGTGGTTTTATTATTCGTTGCTGGGGAAAGGTGGTGATGGTTTAGGGATGTACTCGCCTTCGGACAAGTTTAGAATCCAAGACCACTCGGTTGACGCTATTTGCTCTTTATCTTGGTCAGATAAAAACAAAAACCAAATATCATTGATGTCCTGTACACAATTAAAGAGCTCATAAGGCGCATAAAATTGACCTTGTACTTGAGTGTATTGTTCAGTAGTTAAAATATATCCTATCATACCACTTGTCTTGTTAAGGTTGTTTGGAATGCCTGTACCGCATCGTAGAACTTTTCAGCCTCTAGATCACTTAGTCCTTCCCCTATTGAAGCAAAGCTAATTTGGTAGGCTGCACTATTTCCGTGAGATATTGAGTCAAAAAAAGCCCCGATTGGTATATTTGTGTTAGGAAGATACGCCTGAGTTTGTGTTGATGTGTTTGAACCAAATAAATTCCTGTTCTTAAACACCTTAGCCATTGAAGCGGATGTTCTAGTTGCTATATAAAATCCTTTTGTTACAGTGTTTGTAACCGAAATTCTGTTGTTAAAGTCAGAAAGGTCTACCAATAAATTTCCATTTGTAAACCTTGGATATAGCTGAATAATTGGCAAATATGTAGTATTGTTATCAGAGTTACCCATTAATACGCCACTAGAAGCAGGAGCATCTGTTCTTGTGTATATTGAAATATGAAAATCATTAACCGCCAAATTGTTTCTAGTATTTAAACCGGTGAGCATATATGTACTCGCTCCGTTACCCTCTACTCCTTGCTCACTTATTGCCCAACCACTGCTAAAAGTTCCGGTAAAGTCAGAACTCATTAAATTCTGCGCACATGATGCTGCACTTGCCCCTACCATAGGATATACGGCTTTCATTTTACTCCAAATACCATCAGCTTTCATTTGAATCACAATGGTATCAATAGCCGCTTGTTGAGTTGTCGATAACGTACCTCCAGCCGTTGCAACTCTATTAAAAAATGCTTGTGCGTCAGCATCGAACGGAGAAGTTGTCCGAACTCCATAAGCAATCAATGAGCCACTTGAAAGAGTTATCGATGTGAAATATTTGCCCTTGGGTAATCCCCAGTATAACCCTCGCTTTAAGGTCTGACCACCAAACTGAGACACGACATTATTTCCATTTTCATCCAATGCGGCTGAAATTATTGCATTGTTGTTAACACTAAAACCTTGAAATACTCCGGTAACAGGAGAAGTTCCGCTTATTACAACAGAACCTACTAACCCTACTGAATAATCTAAACTATTAGAAAAGATTTCTCTCACTTAACAAAGATAATAAATTTATGTAAAAAAGAAAAGCGAGATTATCCTCGCTTCTTTGCTGTCTTTGCAGACTGCTTAAATGCTTTGCTTGTGGGAGCACCTTTTGAACCAGGCTTTCTCATCTTCTCCCCACTACCTTCTGCTATTCTTTTGCGTTTGGCGTGGATGTTTGCGTATAGTCCTGCTTTCATTTGCCTTGCCCATTATATGGTTTTACATAGTTTTTGCTAGACTTAGACTTACTAGCCTTTGTCTTAGCATGGACTCCGGGTCTCTTGATAGAGGGTTTCGGAGTCCACTTGCTGACAGAAGTGGTTTTTGCCATTACTTCTTTTTAGACATTTTCTTAGCCATTACTTTCTTAGCAGCAGCTTTAGCCATTGGCTTTTCCATCATCTTACCAGGCTTAGACATCATCTTAGCACTAGTTTTCTTACCGTACATCATATACAAATATAATTATTTTTTTCGTTTAGAAAGCCCTTTTGAAACAGCGGAGGTAATCATCTTCTCCATCTTCTTCATCTTAGCTGCTTTTTCTGCCTTTTCTTTCTTCTTGTAGGCAGCACTTTCTTCTTTCTCGATCTCGATTTTCATACCCTTGGGTACGCTAATGGATCTACTTGCGGATTTCTTTATAGATTTTTTCATATTAACTTCCCTTCTTCCATTTTTTGCTTGGAGAAGCAGTCTTACTCGGACTCCATTTTACTTTGTCAGCCCAATAGGCAGCAGACATCTTTCCCTTAGAAATGTTCTTGGCATGACGAGATTTAAACGCCTCACGCTGACCAGCAGTTTGATTTGTTTTAACGCCTTGTTGTCCAAAGCGAAGAGTCTTCACTTTGTCACCTTCTTTTGCCACTACTATGTGACTTTTCTTGGGATGACTAGGAGTGGCCTTGGGTTTATTATAACCTGAGACCCCAGCCCTTGCTAATCTAGGATCCTTTTTCATATCTTCTTACAAATTTTTCTGCAACAGAACCGGCAACCATTGTCATGGTCACAAACTCAACAGCCTCTACAGCTTCATTCTTTTCTGTTTTAAACATAAAAACAATGATGCATAGAAACCCAATAGTCCCTAAAACTCTCTTATGTGACACACCGTCACTCCCAGAGAACATTTCTTTTATAAATTGTTTCATATTATAATAATGCCGATAATTGGTCTCCGGTACTATCTACAGTAGCAGCATTCTTTAAACGCTTTCCTATAGATCCAGCCGTATTTAATGTACTAGTCTGCACGTTCCACACGTCTTGAGGTGAAAGCACAGCCGTTCCAATTGTGTTGTCTACAGGTACACCGAACGCTACAGACGCAGGACTAGGCATCCGCAATGTCCCTGTCAATGTTCCAGACGCATACACAGTATTAAATCTTACGTTATTTACAGCAGGAGCATCTACAGCATAACCGGGTTGTAACATCCGTGCGGCTGGGGCAATTGCACCAGGCTGTACCGCACCATTAGTGGTTTCATCTCTAAACTCAAAGTAAGAAGTATTTGATGGTATTAAGTGCATTCGGACACATTGAAATGGCACGAATCCATATTCATTACACACAAACGGCCCCGACAATAAGTTTATAGCAGAGGCGTTAGACGAAACAAAACCTACCGAGTTTCTACCTGCATAAATAGCACCTACTTGATTTATGTAAGAGGCGGTGGTACAGTTTATTGCTTGATAATTATTTGTACCGGCAGAGTTTCCTGCATATAAATTACCTGTAATATAAACAGTTGCAATCCCTGTTATTTGTATTCCCCAATCACTAGCCCCAAGATTTTCACCGCCATATACGTTCCCAGTAATATTTAAATTACCTACGTTAAAAATAATTCCGTAACCATTATTATTAAATGAAGAACTTCCATAAACATTTCCGGTAACATTCAATGTGCCTCCTGCACCAAACCAAATACCTGCTACTGGTCCGTTAGTTATAGACCCCAGCACATTACCAATAACAGTCAAAGTGCAAGACACATCTGTAAATATAGCATTTGAAAATCCACCGTATACTCTTCCTGTTACATTGACAACTGCTCCTGCTGTTGTTGTAATATATAAATTTCTACTATTGCCGTTAGTAGCAGCTGGCTCTAAATTACCTGTTATATTTAATGTTCCTCCCGCTGTTACCTTTATTGTAGATGCCACAGTTGTATTTATTGTAGGTCTAAGTATATTTCCAGTACCACAGTTTATTGTTGCCGTACCATTGCTTGAAAAAGTAATTAAGTCAGTAGACGCAGCAGATAATCCTGTTGTTCCTGTAGTAGTTACTGTAATGCCAGAAGGTAATATAAATCCCCCTCCTGCTACTGCATTTTGCATATAGGAGGCACTACTAAACATTCTAATTTCACTAATACCGTAGTTACTAATTGAATTATCTCTTGCAGAAGTGAACACAATTCTATATTTAAAATAAGAAGTAGTGTTGGTTATGGTATAACTTAAGGTAGTAGCTGAATTAAATAGTTGGTTTATTTGCGTATCTAGTATAACCCAATCAGTCCCATTCCATGCTTGAAATGTCCAGTTCCTAGGGTTTAAATTACTGTAACCTGCCACACTTACACTGTAAATTGTAATCGTTTTTGCAATTGGAAATTCATAACCAAGCCATACTGTCCCCCCACTGAGTGATGTCCAGTTGTTTCCGATTCCGCTAGCAGGTGCTGGAGTATCAAAAGCCGCAAAGGGGTTATTACCATACCCCACATCACTAGCAGTTACAATTCCTGACGGAGTAGTATTGCTAGTCATTGCTGGATTCTCACTCGTATAATTTTGTGCTGTATTTGTTAGTCCCAGAGCGGTTATATTCTGGTCTATAGTTACCGTAAAACCATTTGTTGCTACAAAGTCATCAGACAAGGGTAATATGCCTGCACTCCACGTTGCTGGGTTAGACCAGTTTCCATTTGCAACTGCTACTTTTAATCCCATATTATATTAGTGCTGCTAGTTGATTCCCTGTTGAATCAACAGTACTTGTATTTTTTAATCTTTCGCCTATACTACCAGAAGTGTTTAAACCGCTAGTCAAAACATTCCAAACATCATCCGCTGTTATTGCCCCTGTACCTATCGTATTGTCAACGTCTACACCTAATCTTACATTGCTAGCTGCTGGT